TTTTGTCAGTGTTTCAACAAGCGTTTTTGTCGCATCGTAAGATGTTTTGTACAAGAATAATGCTGATTTGGGAACCTTGGTTTCTTGCAAAGAGATATTCCATCCCCCTTCCGTTTCTTCGGAATACTTGTCATTGCCGATCTCTGCGGCTTTCAAACCTTGGTAGTAACCGTAAACCTGGAAAGCTGAATCTCCCGGATTTTCGGTTTTATTTAACCCTTTGGCTTTATTTTCCAATACAACGACAAAATCACCGTTAGCAAGCCCGTCAATAATGTCATTGCATACATCGGGGTCATTTGCTAATACAACCATGTTCACTGTGTTAGTAAACGTGTTACGATAGGTTCCTGTTGCCAAGGTTGTATTGGTACCAGTAAAGGGGGTTGCACCGAATACCTGTACCTTGTAACCTTTTTTACCTGTTTTCAGTGCAAGAGTTTCGATCACATTCTTACGGGTTGCGTTGAATGTAACCGCACCGAAATCCACGTCTGCGCGATTCATTATCACACCTTCCTGTTCCAGCCCGGGAACGATAGGATCATCGCACGATGGTGCGATGTCCTTTTTGATTGTTATATCACATATTGCCATATTTGCTCTTTTTCGTTAGTATGCTACCTGTACCAACTCATCTTCGCCAATCATGGAACCTAATTTTCCTGTTGAATAAATGTAGTTCTTGCGGGCTTTCTTATCAAACCAGATATCCAAGTCCGACATCGGTTCGGTGCCCTCACATCCATACATCAAGTTCTCAGGAGAACATAAAACAGCACGATGCGGTAAGTTAAGTTTGGTTTTGTTGTTCTGATAGGCTTGAATAAATCTATCCCAAATGGAACATTTAACGATGGTTGTTCCATCGTATTTGCTGACCTCTACACCGTCAAATACAACTTCCCAGGGCATGATTACCTTGTACTTTTCTTTCATATCGTGAGTCAGAGCATCGCACATTGACTTGGTGGCGAAAATTGCGCATCCGTCTTTTTGGAAAATCCGGCTGTCGGCATCTTGCAACATCGCATCGAATATTGATGTGGCAATGCCTGTTTCTTTCATCTTTGATTTTTGTAATGCATATGATTCTTCTGCGTTGGCTGCAATTTCAGTGTGCTGTTCGGCATTGTTGGTACAGATGGCAAACAGACGTTTGAAAAAACCGTCACATGTTTTAAATAGTTCGATGTTTACTCCGTCAGTGATTTGACCACCTCCAGTGACAGACGCTGCTGATTTATCTCCAAACCATGTAAAACGCCACATCATTTTCATCATAGCTTCAGACAGCTTCGGCAGTACAATACCGTCCATATATTCGGTCGATGTCAGGTCTCCTATATTTGTTCCCGTTTTAAGGCAGTACTTGGCAATGGTGTTTTCCAAGTCTGTATAGCACATTTCCAAAGGAATTTGCCAATCCCCGAGTTCCCATTCCTTTTGGGCGGCAGCGATAGCCACTTTTTTATATTCAGGGTCGCATCCGGAGCCGGCTACTCCGATATCTTCCATTTCACCGATAAAACCTGCTTTTTTACCGTTAGTCACATTGGGCATAAACGTCATAAAACGCTCCATGTCCTCGTTTTGAAAGACTGTTAACTGAATAAGGTCTTTCAAGTCTTTTACAGCCTGATTATCAGGTGTAAGTTTGTCAAAATCTAAAATAGGCATTTCCCCTCCTTTTATTACTTGTTGTTTCTTTTTTCTCTTTCTTCACGAAGTTTTCTCTGAATAGGCGTTTCATTTTCTTCTACTCCTTTTATACCCTTGTTGAACGTTTGGGTACGAGCTGACACTTTATAAGTACTACAATGTTTTGCCAGCCAGTTTTCGCCCCCGGCCATACGGACTGCGTTCAGAATCTTGTTGTCCTCAATGGTACGGGCATTCGTCTTTAGAGAAGCATTCTCAGTTTCCAACTCTTCTATACGGGCTTTTAAAGCTTTCACTTCATCCTCTTCCAATTCATCAGGATCTTTAATTTCTGTAATAACGCCATCTGTCACAATGATAGTCTTTCCGTCAGGCATGACATGTTCGCCATCGGGACTTGCTGTATCTCCTACTTGGGGTTCACCTTCATCTCTTTCCACGGTAAGCGTGTTACCTTCGGCATTTGTCAATTCCATAGATACGACCTGTACGTCTTCAATTTTTTGATAGCCGCATTTGGCCAGCAGCCTGTCTATGATAGTCTGCTTCACTGTTACTTCTTTTTCTTTGTTCATTTTTTTGTTATTAAATGTGTAAGTTCTCCCTTTGGCAGTTGTAGGCATAAGAACGGTCGTGATAAAACCTAATTGTTTGGCTGTTTCACCACCAAACCAACCGGCTTTATTCAT